CCCTGAGCGCACTGCTGCCCTGGGGCCAGACGATGACTATCGACTTCACCGAATACCGGAAACCCACCATGACCGTCGCCACCGGCGCGGCTCAGAACATCGCCCAGGAGGTCACGGATGCTCCCGCTCCAGCGTGACGTGCCGATCGTCGCCGCCGAGCTCGCAGACGAGGGCCGGACCGTCGTCATCCGCGCCCTGCCCTTGGACACCCCGACCCAGGTGTCCGACGACGGACAACACTGGTACTCGGAGGTGTGGCGCGCCGGCGCATTCGACCGGCTGCAACCGCAGAAGACGGTGTTGCAGCGCAACCACGTCGAGGCCAACGGATCGAACCTGATCGGCATCTGCCGGTCGATCACCGAGGCCGACGGGCACGTGGTCACCGAGTTCGAGTTCCTCGACGGCGCACCCCTGGCGCCCGTCGCCCGCCAGCTGCTCCGCGAGGGCACCTGGGAGGGCGCCTCAGTATCGGTGATCATGCACCGGGCCGGCACCAGGCAGCTGCGCGACGTCGTGGAACGGACCCGCGTGGCGCAGTTCCGGCACCTGGCGATCGTCGACCAGCCGGCCTACCCCCAGGCGAAGGTGCTGACGGTCCGCCACGAACCGCTGGACCGGCGCGTCTACTTCGACAGGATCGAGCGGGCCCGTATGCTGGCCGCGAAACGCCCCGGCTAACACCGGCCCCACCCCTTGACGGGTGCTCCCCGGATGCCCTCCACGTTGACACCTGTCCGTGTGAAGCATCTGGAGGAAACGGCAATGGAGCTGACCGAACGTCGTAACGCGCTCGCCGAGGAGCTCGAGCGCAAGACCGAATTCGAGGCCGGTCTCGTCACCGGCCCATCGTTCGACCCGGAGTCCCAGCAATTCCTCGACGCAGTCCGCGACCGGGAACAGGCCGAGGCCGCCGTCATCCGCCTGGACCACATTCTCGACAGCCAAGCCAAGGCCCGCCCCCGCACCGACCGGGACAAGCCCGCCCTGAACTGGGCGTCGCAGCTGATCCGGGAGAAGCAGGCCGGGAAGCCGTCACGCGCCGCGGAGGTCCCGATCGGCCGCGCCTACCACGTGGTTCAGTCGACTGAGCCCTATCTGAAGGCCGACACGGTCACCCTGCGTCCCACCCCGCCGGCGAGCACCTACCCCACGCCGGTGATCGACGCGTCGACGGTGGTCAACGTGTCCGGGTCCGCGTACCGCTACGTCACCATGCCCGCACTCGGAACCCCACTGTCGGTGAATGAGAATTCGCCGAAGCCTGGGGTGGAGTTCACGTCCAGCGAGGTGACCGGCACGCTAGGGAAGAAGGCGTACATCCTCGACGTAACCCAGGAAACTCTGGAGGATGAACCGCAGGCGGAGACGATCCTCCGGCAGTGGCTGATCGCCGGTGTGCAGCGTCAGCAGGAGCTAGATGCCCAGGCTGTCGTCGTCGGCGGGTCCGGGTATCTGACGGTCGCCACCCCCGCCACCGGGAACGCGGCGCAGGCGATCCGCCTGTCGATCGCCACCCTTCAGGCGCAGGGCCTTTCGGCGAACGTCGCACTCATCAACCCGACCGACTGGGCGAACCTGGATCTGTACATGTTCGGCAAGCCCACCGGAGACGCCGACATCAACACCAACCCGTGGGGCATCCAGCTGGTGGCGGTCCCATCGGTGCCCCCCGGCACAGTGTTCGTCGGCGACTTCAAGGCCGGTGTTCTCCACCTTCAGCGGACCGCCGTGAGTGTGGACATCACAGACTCCGGCATGAGCGTGGAGACCACCCCCAGGGACCGATTCACGAACAACCTGTACGGGATGCGGGCGGAGGCCCGGTACAAGACGATCATCCAGCAGCCGAAGGCGATCGTGAAGGCGACCGTGACCGCACTCATGTCCGCGGATGCGCAGGCCGACGAGCCGAAGCCAGCGGGCAAGAAGTAACGCCCGGCTGATGGCGACGAATGAGGCTCCCGCGCCGGCTACCCCCCGTGGCCGGCGCGGGCCCACGGCCCAGAAGACGCCGACACGATGAACACGCTCACCGATGAGCTGCGACGCCGCCTCGACGTGCCTGCCGCCCTGGTCCCCGACGAGCTGCTCGAGCATCAGCTCGAGGTGGCCGGCAACTCGATCGCCCCGTGGCTCGGTGTGCATGTCGACCCGCACCCGTTCCAGGCCAACATTGATGAGGCCACCCTGCAACTGGCGGTCAAGCTGTGGGACCTGTCCGGCAACGGGGTGTCAGGGCAGGACGCCGCCGGGGAATGGATGATGCCCGCGCCCACCGCATCCCCAGGTTTGGTGCGGTCCGTGTTCGGTGCCCTCGGGCCCGCCCTAGCGACGGGCGGGCTGTCGGTGTGACCGCCCTCGGGGACGCGAGAACGGCCGTAGCAGCCGCACTATCGACGGTTGGGGTTCCAGTCCACCCACAGCCGCCGCGGGCCCTACAGCCCCCCTGCGTCGTCATCCGTCCCGGTTCCCCGTGGATCACGCCCCGCGGGCATGTCACGTTGGAGGTTGCCCTGTACGGGCAGCCCGCCGGCGGTAACCAGTCGGCGCTGGAACGCCTAGAGCAGCTGGCGGAAGACGTGCGCAGCCGGCTCCATGCGGCCCGCATCGCCCCCGGCGACACCGACCCGCCGACCGTCGACCCCGACGCCAACGTCCTGACCACGTCCACCCCCGTCACCGTCCGCATGACCAACCTGGAATGAGGCCCCCATGCCCATCGCATCCGTCCCCTTCGGGCCTGGCACCATCACCATCCTCACCGTCCCCGTCAACATCGAGGCGGAGGTGTTGGGCGGGAAGATCACCCACACCTATGAGGATGTCGGCGAGTCCCACACCCACATGGACGGCTCCCAGCATGCCGCGTCCCGGAAACGGCAGGACGGGGTGACCCTGTCGATTGAGAACGATCTGACGGACGCCGGCATCTACGCGCTGCTGCAGCTGCACGACCTGGAGGAGGCGCCGATCGTGTACACCCCGAACACGGACGCGGCCGCGTCGTGGGAGGGCGTCATCCAGCTCACCCTGCCCGCCGAGATCGGTGCTGACGAGTTCGGCGCCTACATCGTGTCCGCCGTGGAGTGGCAGTCGGTCGGCAAGTTCACGTTCACCCCCGGAACCGCCGCAGTCTGATGCCTGGCCGTGTTGAAGTCACCGGACTGGAACCCCTCGTGCGCGAGTTGAAGGGGCCACTTTTCCGTGACGTCAACAAGGAGTTGCGGTCGGTGGCCCGGCTGATCGCCAAAGATCTGGTGCCGGGTGTGTCTGCTGCGGTCGCCCAGTCCGGCGCCCCCCAGGCCCGCGCCATGGCCGCCACCGTCCGCCCACACTCCGACCGGGTCCCCGTCGTCGTCGTCGGCAAGGTCAACCCCCGGTTCTCGTCGCCGTTCACCCGCCCCGGCAGCGACGCGAAACGCCGCCGCGGATCGTTGGCGCACGGCGTCGTCTACGGACCGGCCGGCGGGAAACGAAACACGGCAGTGGGCGAGAACTACTACCGCATCGGCCGGGACACGTCCGGCGGCGCGGTCGGGCGCACAGTCTCCACCGGATCCGTGTTCCAGCAGGCGTGTGACGCCTACCTGAAACAGTTCCTGGCGGTCATGAAGCATCACGGATTCGCCTCCGACGGCGGCGACAGTGTGCATTGGACGGGGCACCGCTGATGGCCATTGGTGGAGTCGTGATCAACTTCGCGGCGAAGACGGCGGACGCGGTCCGCGACATCGGGAAACTGGACAAGTCGCTGGACAAAGTCAGCGACGGCGCCAAAAAGGGTGGCTCGAAGTTTGGGAAGTTCATCGGCAGCATGTCCAACTCGCTGCCGGTTGTGGGCGCTGTCATCGGCGCCGCCGCAGGCCTGGCCGGCGGCCTGATCAGCGCATCCAAGGCGGCGCTGGAGGACAAGAAGTCCGCTGACCGGCTCGCCCACACCCTGTCCAACATTCCGGGGATCACCCAGGCCGCCATCGACGCCAACGAGGCGTGGATCACGTCCATGCAGATCGCCACCCTCGTGTCCGACACCGAGCTGCGCGACGCTATCGGGAAACTGACGCTGGCGACCGGCGACCTGGGGGAGGCCCAAGAGTTGGCGGCCCTATCCGCCGACGTCGCCACCGGGTCCGGGAAGTCGTACGCCACCGTCGCCGCGGCCATGGCGAAGGCCGCGTCAGGGAACACCGCCCAACTGGAACGCATGTTCCCGTGGCTGGACAAGAACAAAGACGGCACCGTCACCCTCACCGAAGCGCAGAAGGGTTTGGGGAAGGCGTTCGGCGGGGCCGCGGAGGAGGCGGCGAAGAATGATCCGTGGAAGCGGATCGCCATCATCTGGGACGAGATACAGGAAACGCTGGGCTCCGCCCTGCTGCCCCTCATCGAGGAGCTGGGGGACTGGTTCGGCGACCCGAAGAACCGCAGCGCCGTCCAAAAGCTGCTGGCGAAGTTCCAGGAGCTGGCCGACACGCTGGGCCGCCAGCTGCTGGACGCGTTCCGCAGCCTCGTCAAATGGCTGCAGAATCCGGCGAATCAACAGAAGTTGAAGGACTGGGGGAAGAGCATCGGCGACGTCGCCGCCTCGGTCGGGTCCCTCATCAAAGCCATCCAAACCCTGCTCCGCTGGTGGGACAAACTCCCCCAATGGTCGCTGCTGGACAAAGCGGCCCGCGCCGCCGCCGCGCTCGCGAACGGTGGCCCGTCGGGCGGCGCCGGCGGGGACGCGTGGAGTGCCACACCAACCGCCACCGCCACCGCCACCGCGCCGGCACCGGCACCGCCACCGGTGATCGTCACCGAGGAGCAGGTGTATCGGGCGGTCCAACGACTGCTGCTGAAGGGGCAAGCCCGTAACGGCCGGCTGGTGGTCGTCGGATGATCACCGAAGTGTTCGCGGGCGGGTTCCAGCTGGATGCCGGCCAAATCCTGGCAACCGTCACCGTCCTCCACGGCAGGCAAGGGTTCGGTGAGGAAGCCCGCCCCATGTCGGCCACCATCACCGTGGAACACCCCCCAGGGTCGATGCCGTCGTGGCGGTCCGGCGACTTCCTGATGCTGTCCGGCGACCACGGGCCCATGTTCTCCGGCCGCATCGTGCAAAGGGCGCTGGCGCACCGCGACCTACCCGACGGCACCCGGGTGGGCCAATTCACTGTGACCGCCGCCGGACCGCTGGCCGCGTTGAATGGCCGCAAAATCGGGGACGTGCCCTGGCCGCAGGAATCGGGCACCGCCCGCGCCACCCGAATCCTGCAAGCCGCGCAAGTGCCGTGGGCTGTCGACGGCACCGTCGACCTGCTCGTGCTGCCCCGCGACGTCGACGCGCAACCCGCCGGCGGCCTGTTGGACGCGTTGGCCGCGGACACGTCCGCGGCCGTGTTCGACGTGCCCCACGGGGAAGTCGTCTACCAGGCCCTGTCCGCCCGCGCCCGGCCCGTCATCCCGTTCCGGTGGCAGGACTTCACCGACACCGAAACGTGGGGCGCCCTCGACCCGGCGGTGACGTGGGACGGCAACCCGCCGTCGATGGGGGACTGGACATCGCCCACGTCAACGCCGGCGGTGATCCTGCCCGCGACGGTCATCGAATGGGAACCGGAATGGTCGTCCTCAGAGGCCACCGTCATCAACCACGTCACCATCGGGTGGGGGCCCCTCGAAACGCAGGACATGGTCGACCTGGTCGACGACGCCAGCATCGACCAGCACGGGGAACGCTACCTGTACGCGGGCACCCAACTGGCGGACGCCGGGTCGGCGACCACCCGCGCCACCCACATTCTGACCACCCAGCATGAGGAACGGTGGGAGATAGGGGACGTCACCGTCAACCTTGACCACCTGGACCCCGCCACCTACCAGGCTGTGCTGGGGCTGCTGTGCGGCGACGCCGTCACCCTCCAAGGACTGCCGCAGCCGGCGCCGGCCACCGACTGGACGGGCATCGTCGAGGGCTGGACCTACACCCAAGTCGGTCACCTCGGAACCCTCACCGAACGCATCACCCTGAACCTGTCCGACCCGCTGCACTCACTGCAAGTCATGGTCTGGGATGACTACCCCAGCCTGTACCTGTGGGACGACCACCCCAACTACGTGACGTGGGACGACCTGACCGACGCCGACATCCTGGAGGCTGCCTGATGACTGGTGCCACAACCAACGGGTGGCCCTACGTCACCCCCACAGACAACCCGAAGAACTACCCGGCAACATCCCAAGCCCTGGCGAACAAGCTTGAAGCCGACGTGAAGGGTTTGAAAGCCGGATACAGCGGCCCGGTCACCACCGACGGGTCCGGTTTCGCCACCATCACCCACACCCTCGGCCGGGTCCCGGTGGCCGTCCTACTCACCCCCGGACCCA